TAATCGCGAAGAAAGGAACGGATAACCAAAGCGATGTGATGTATTTGCTTATGCAATTCCAAAGTAATCCTCCCGTAAGGAACAAAACTATGCCCTGCAACATAAAAATGGACTGTCGGTTCATCTTGTCTTCAACTCCTTGATCCGTTCTTTGTATTCTTCAATCCTCTCGTCCTTTTCTTCAAGAAGTTTTTCCGTTCTATTAAGCAACTCCTTAAGCATATTGACCTTAATAGATAATTTCTCAACGGCATGTATGGCTTCTTTCGGACAGTCAGGTGGCAGGACAATTTCTTCTGATATTTCAGAAACCTCGGTTATCTCATCTTTCTTATTCACCTCAACAACTTCTCGGTTATCCACACTACCAATGCTCTTGGCAACAATGCCATGTGTTCCATAAGCCTCGTAATGTTCCGCAGGGGCTGGGCAAAAAAGTGTGAAAAAGTTGAAGTCAAGCACTTCGCAGTACCTTTGGAGTGTTGCTGTGTCGATGCTTTCCTTCTTAAGGATTCGGTTTACGTTTTGTTTAGACGTGTCAATCCTCCGCGCAAATTCAGACGCGGTGATATTCAATTGATTAATTCGGGCCTCTATCTCTTGCCCGATATGAATTTTCGGTGTCACAACCATGTAGAGTAAACATAAAAGTGTTAATAATCCTTAAAAAGTAAACACAAATGATGACCGAGTAAATAAAAATGCTTACCTTTGCGTTATAAAGTTATAAAGAAAGATTGAAATATCCAAATGATGGCAGAAAAAGTTATTGACAGGCCGATACTTACGGCTCTTAGAGAATTGGAAGTTGGGCAGTCCGTTACCTACCCGGCTGAGAGGTCAAGTTACCTCAAATCAGCCTGCTCACAATTCGGTTTTGAGTGGGGAGTGAAATTCACAACTGCAATTAACCGCAAGGAGCGCACGATAACGGCTACCCGAGTAGAGTAATCAAAAATGCTTACCACTATGGCAACAACAACACATGTATTCAGAGATTGCCTTGGCTACACTTTCGTAGTAGAGGAGCGCAAGGACGGAACAGCCAAATGGCGTAAGACAATTTATAAATCTCTTGCCCATGCTCGCAGAGCAATCAATCGTTGGGCAGAGGGTGGTATTGAAAAAATCAAATAATCTGAAACGGCATACAATCATGAAGAAAGTAAAACTTACCCTCCACGGAGGATTTCACAATGTTGACCCGATCAACGTACACATATCTGCGCGAGACTATGAATGTCTGCGCGACAAAGAAGCGACTCTTGCCGATGTCCTCAGCGACACGCAACTCGCCAGAGTTAACCGACACTTTTGCGGAGTTGAAGGCTGCACCTGCGGTGGTATCCTCCGCGCTTCATGGACTAAAACCTATTGATTATGGCAAAGCACGAAATCTTCTATGCCGTCTGCGACCTCTTCAACGAGGGCGAGGTGGAAGTCAAAAAGGAGATAGCCAACAAGGTTGTCGAAGTGGCTATTGAATTGTTCCCGGAGTTCCAAATGACCTATGCGGAAAAGAAAGACACCTACAACATCAAGGTGGAAAACTTCAAAGACGCAAAGTAATGAAAACGACTGAACAAAAGAGGGAACAGGCAAAGCGCATAATCTCCCTCATCGGCACTCGTGGCAACTGGATCAATCGTCTCTTCCGCTTTTCCCGGTACCTCATCAATCATCATCCCGATATGATTATCAACAATTAACTTTATCAACCCCAAATATCCTACAACAATGAAAGATGTAATTCGCCTCTCACTTATCGGCACTGCAATGTGCGTCCTCTTTGCTTGGGCCATGCTCCGCACGGCTGACAACTCCAAAGTATCCGCGCCCCTCACGTCCGAGGAAATCTCTTGGGTAGGGTTCTGCAAGGCTCGCCACTACGACCCCCACACCGAGGATGAAGATATAATCAACGAGTACCTTGACACTTGGGTCGGCTCGGTTGAGGAGGAAAGAGTATTCAACAACCTTCCTGCGCAGGAAGCCTAATGCCCATAGCCATGAAACAGGTATCAATCATTAGAGCCATCATCCTGCTTGCCCTATTCTCCGTTGGACTGCTCTCGCTATTCGCTATACCTATGGACGATTCTCCGACATGGACATCAGACCTCATCCTTTCAAAATGTCTTGCGTTCATTACGCTTTGGCTGTTCAACCGACTCTATGAGCGGTGGAAAGTTGCAGATCGCTTCATTCGTGCTTTCGATAGGTGGAACAACAAGGGCATGGAAAATCCTAACCCGATGTATGTCGGCAAAATCAAGGAGAAGCAGGTATGACGATTCAGTTTGCCGACAAGAGCGTTCCGTATCGGGTGTTCGTGCAGGATGTTGCGGCCCAACTCGCCTATAATCTTCGGCAGGACAATTCCGATCCGGAATACATCAGCCAAAATCAAGCATTCAGAATCTTCGGACGCAAGCATGTGGAGCGGTGGCGTAATACTGGCAAGGTATCACCGATAAGACGCTTGCATAAACTTGAATACCGCACGGCAGACCTGCGTCTGCTTCAGCGGACTGGAGCATAAACGAAGGGCAATCAGTGTAGATGGCTGAAACACTGCGGAGGTGCACCGATGCAGAGAGGTGGGTTCGACTCCCACACTGCCCACAAATCTTATTAGTTAACATTAAAAACTTTCAATCATGAGTAAAATCGTAATGAAGGTTGAGGAGATCAACCAACTCGATGCTCTTCAGATTGTCACGAATGAGAAGGTTCGTGACAAGTTCATCGAAATCTACGAAACCATGTGGACTCCCTCCACTGGCGTGTCCGGCGAAGCTGCCTATGAGCGTGAGAGCCGTAACTTCAACCGCATTCTTTCCGAGAAAGAGGATCTGCGCAAGGGATGCACCAAGTTCTCACTCTTTACCGCGTTCCTTGACGTGGCAATTTCGGGTCTCTCCCTTGACCCCGGCACACGTGCGCAGGCTTACCTGCTGTCTCGCTCCATAGCGGTCGGCACATATCTTGACCGCGATGGAAAGGAAAAGAAATCCTACGAAACCCACTGCGTCCTCACAATCTCCGGATATGGAGAACTCCTGCTCCGCGCCCGTTGCGGTCAGATACGCCATGCCGACAACCCTGTTATCGTCTATGCCGAGGATGAGTTTGAGTTCGGAGAGCGTAACGGCAACAAGTTTGTAAACTATGCTTGCCGACTTCCCCACACCTCCGGGCAGATTACTGCTTGCTTCATGAAGATAACTCGCGCTGACGGCTCTCCCGATTACGCTGTCATGCTCCCCGAGGACTGGAGCCGCCTTGCAGGTTACTCCGCACGTCAGAATCGCCAGTGGGATAACCAACGCCGCCAGTGGGTTATGGGTAATCCCAACGCGCTCTACGGACAGCAACAGGACGGCTCACTACGCATAGACCCCGGCTTCCTTATCGCCAAGTGTATCAAGCATGCTTTCAAGACCTATCCTAAAGCGCGTGTAGGTCGTGGCACTCAACTGGAGTCTCAGCAGGTGGACGAGCAGGAGATCAACGATGACATCTACGGAGTTGATGGAGGTTGGATTGAGAAAGACCGCGAACTTTCCAACGATGAATGGAGTCAGCAGGTATCCGAAGGAGTAAGTGCAGGTTTGGCCGCGGCCGAACGTGAACGCAATTCCAAGACTGGCTTTGCTCCTGCTCCCGATACCTCAGCAGGGGTTTCCGTTAACCCCGAGACATCTGCCGACAATGCAGGTTCTGACGATGTATTCTGATTTATAACCTCAAAATAGAAAAGTACAATGAGCGATAACCAACAACTTCCCATCCTGCGCAAAGAGAACGTGCAGATGATAGCGCAGTCCGCGCCCGATACATATAACACCAACCAACTCTCCACTCAGCGTTGTGCCGACTTCGGTCAGCGTCTCCTTGATGAGATTAAGCAACACGGAATGTCAGATGATCTTGACAAACGTTGTGCAGAGTTCATAGAGAAAGCCAAGCGTACGGTTAAGGCTATGAACGAGCGCAGGTCTCCAATAACAAAACTCTTCGACCAGATACGTTCTGAGTTTACTGGCATGGAGAATCAGATTGACCCCTCAAAGAAAGGGACCGTGCCTTTCTTGATTCAGCAGGAGCGCAACGCCTTTGCCACAAAGAAACGCGAGGCGGCCGAACGCGCACGGCAGGAGGAACTACGCAAGCAACAACGTGAACAGGCACTCAAACGCTATCAGCAGGAAGCCGAGGACGATTTCCGCAGGCAGTTTGACGCGCAGATCACCTCCGACATCAACACTCTTACCGACATCAATCAGAAACTCACTCTTGAAAACTACGAGGAGGCGAGTCAGAAGTTACGCACATTCAAGGTGCAGCTCGGTAAGGAGTGGTTTCAGAATATCCAGTGCCACGCGCACAAACCCTATGAAGTTTCCGATGCCGAGGCTATTCAGATACGCCAGTCAGTCCTCAACGCACTCTTTCAGCAATTCTGCGAGCAGTACCATGCTGAAGTGGGAGATTACCGCGACTCCATCGTTGACGCGCTGCCCTCAAAGAAGCGTGAACTGGAGCGTATGGCAAAGGCGAATGCAGAGGAGCAGGAGCGCATGAAGAAGGAACTGGAGGCTCGTGAAGCTGCCGAACTCCGCAGGCTCGATGAAGAGCGCAAGCGCAAGGAGGACGAAGCCAAGGCCGCCAAAGCCGTTCAGCAGTCTGCAAATGAAATGGACGGTCTTTTCGCTCTGAATGCCATTCCCGTGGCGGCTCCTATGGAGTATCAGCCTAAGACCTCGGTAAAGAAGAGAATCGTTGTTGAATCGTCGGAAGGCATTCTCGCCTGCTTGTCCTTTTGGTTTGGTAAAGAGGGTCAGCACCTGCCTGTTGAGGAACTTTACAAAATCTTCAAGAAGCAAATCACATTCTGCGAGAAGTTAGCCAACGACAAAGACAATCCCGAGTTGATCACGTCTCCTTTCATCCGCTATGAGGAGGAGGTAAAGGCTAAGTGATATGGACGTTGCCAAAATCAATGAACTGCAAGACCACTTTGACGGACGTGGGCGGTTGAAGCAGGTGGCAGATGCCATAAAATGCTTCACTAAGAATGCGTCTATCTTCTACTCCTACATTGATGGGTGGGGAAAGAAAAGGTATCTCAATATTCCGATTGAGCCGTCTGATCTGCTTCCGATTCTTCAGAAGAACATTGATGCTATTGATAGGGATATAATTGCCCTCACTTCTCTCAGAGCTGCGGTGTTCAATTATGCTGACCTTGAATATCTTGTCTTGGACTACAAGAGACGCTATCCCGAAACTGCGACAAGTTATGAGACAATAATCTTCCGACTCACTGAGGCATATAAAGCACGACTGGGAAACGAAGAGGACTTGAAGAGACCTCAAAGTTACCATGTTGAGGTTTGTTCGGACTGGCAGGATAAGATTTATATGTTCACTTTCCGAGAGGTAGATTCCAATGGCGTTTTAATCTTCACGTTTGACGATATTTACAAGTTATGAACAATCCCGATGCATACTATCAGCGCGATGAGGTCAGCAACTCTGACCTCACCGCCTTGAAAGAAATATTGTACCCTCGCCCGGTGTTCGGTGACCGTGAGGCGGCTTTCCGCTTCGGGTCTATTGTGGATGCCCTTATCACCGAACCTGCACGTGTTGATTTCCTGCACATGACTATTGACGGCAACCCGATTGACGAGGATGAGTTTCTCCATGCTCGTGAAATGCAACGCGCTCTCCGTGCCGAGGCTCGCCGGGACTTATTCCTTGCAAAGGTACTGGAGATTGCGGATACACAACGCTACATGGTCAACAAAGGTCAGGTGTTCGACAACGGAGGCTTTGAGTTTACTCTTGACACTCGTTGCAAGTGGGACTGGTGGCTCGATGCTCCACATTTCGGAGGAGACCTTAAGACCTGTTCGGCTACAACCGAAAAAGAATTCTTGGACTCCGTGGACTACTTCGACTGGGACCGGTCCCGCGCTTGGTATATGGACATTGCCAACTCCAATAAGGATTTCATCTATGCCATATCCAAAAAGAATTTCAAAGTCTTTAAGTTATTCATCAACAATCGTGAGGAGGCCATATATAAACGCGGACGCGAGAAATATGAAGACCTCGCTTTCAAATACTGGTGTTTTGCCTTATGAGTATTGTAGGACTTGACGAATTTAAGAAAAACTTTGAGCATAACCTTAAAGTTACTCCCTATGATTACCAGTGGGAGGGCATTTTCTACGGCATTAGGCGTAAGAAACTGCTCATTGGTGATGAGCCGGGACTTGGCAAGACATTGCAGAGCATTGGAATTGTCAACATCGGAGACGCTTTCCCCTGTCTCGTTATTTGCCCTGCCTCCCTCAAAATCAACTGGCAACGTGAGTTTGAGAAATTCACCGATAAGAAAGCACTGGTGCTTGATAATTCGGTTGCCACTACATGGCCCTATCTCCTGCAAATGGGTATGCACCATGTGGCGATTGTAAATTATGAGAGTCTGCGCAAGTATTTCGTATGGGACATAAAGGCTCGCAAGGGTCAGCCGTTCCGTCTCAAAGATGTTGTGTTCTGCCCTCATATCAATCTATTCAAGTCAATCATCATAGACGAGTCTCACCGAGTAAAAGACCCATCGGCTCAGCAGACTATCTTCACTCGTGGCATATCAGACGGCAAGGAATTCCGCATACTCCTATCGGGTACGCCTGTTGTCAATCGTCCGGCTGATCTCATCGCTCAACTCTCCATCATGGGCCGTCTCGCAGAGTTTGGAGGTAGGTCTAAGTTCCTGGCCGACTATGGCGGTGGGGAAATCTCCAAAGAACGCAGGGGCAAGGATGAGGATGATAAACCGCGCAATCTTGATCGGCTGTCTGAGCAACTTTACTCTCGGTGTATGATACGCAGGGAAAAGTCAAAGGTACTGACGCAGCTCCCTGACAAGACGCGCACTGACCTCTATGTCGAAATCTCCAATCGGGATGAATACGAACTGGCGGCTGAGGATTTGGCAGAATACCTGCGGAAATACACCGAATGCGATGAGGTTGACGTGCGCCGGAAAATGCGCATGGAGGCTCTTGTAAAGTTTATGACCCTGCGTTCGCTCTCTTCTAAAGGAAAGGTCAAGCAGGCTGTTGACTTCGTTAAGACGTTCCTCGCCAACGGCAAACCTCTGATTCTATTTTGCTCCCTGCATGAGATAGTTGACGAACTTAAAAAACATTTCCCGAAAGCGGTCAGCGTAACAGGGCGAGACTCCATGATGATGAAGCAGGCGGCCGTTGATGCTTTCCAGTCGGGCAAGGCTCAACTGATAATCTGCTCAATCAAGGCGGCCGGGGTCGGTCTCACTCTTACAGCCTCCTCCAATGTCGCTTTCGTTGAGTTTCCTTGGACGTATGCCGATTGTTGCCAGTGCGAGGATCGCGCACATCGTATCGGCCAGAAAGACAATGTTACCTGCTACTACCTCATCGGTCGGCATACCATTGACCGAACCCTCTACGACATTATCCACACGAAGAAATCTATCGCCAATCAGATAATGGGTACTGACGATGATATTCCGACTGACGAAATGTATTTCAACCAACTCGCTAACCTCTTCCTGCATCCCGATGGCTGAGGTTAGCAACACTGACCTCCGGACGGCTATCAAGTATTTGGAGGACGCGACAAAACTCTATGACGCGCTTGCGCTCCTGCCTATGCAGAAATGCAACTGTCGCTCACACATGATTAAACAACTCGTTACAAAACTCAAAAATAAACTTCCCAATGACAAAAAATGATTTAGCAAGGGAGTTGGCAGTCTCCGAGGGACTCCACCTCAGCACGGCAGTTAAAGCCATTGACGGAACTATCCGTATTCTCAAAGAGTCACTCGCCAAGGGTGAGGATATAACTCTCCGTGGCTTCGGCACTCTCAGCATAACCGAATGTGCCGAACGCAAGGCGGTTCACTTCGCTACCAAAGAGCCAATCACAATTCCGGCTCATCGCTCCGTGAAATTCAGAATCAGTAAGGAACTTAAAGAACAACTCAACAATGGCGCAGTGGATTGAAGTACGTGTCCGCTATGAGCGGATGATGGAGAATGGTATAGTAAAGAAAGTTACCGAACCTTATCTCGCTGACGCGCTCTCCTGCACCGAAGCGGAGGCCAAAGTGACGGAGGAACTCACTCCATTCATAAGTGGAGAATTCCGGGTCACTGCGGTGACGGTTACAAAAATATCTGAAATCTTTTGGGATGAGACTGGCGATAAGTTCTATAAGGTCAAGGTTAATTTCGTATCTCTTGATGAGAAGTCCGGCACTGAGAAAAAGAATGCCTCCTTCATCCTTGTGCAGGCTTCATCTTTCCATCAAGCCTATGTCAATTTTGAAGAGGGCATGAAAGGCACGATGGCAGACTATGAGATTGAGCAGATTTGCGAGACCAAGATAATGGACGTGTATCCATACGAAGCAGACCTCACCCCAAAGGATGAGGACGATAAAGCACCGAAGCAGGAAGCCGAGAAGATCCTGCAATCTCCCGAAGTAAAGCGTCATGTCAAAGAGTTTATAGATGCCTGCGCGGAGGGAGGGGTTGAGAGTGTGACAATGACGGCTTCGGACGGCAAGACGGTCCAGTCCGCTACATTGAAGATTCCTAAACCAAACGACAATGGCTAAGTTTCCCAACCCATTTGCTTACGGAGGTAGGAGAAAAAACAAGTACGGTGCCAAGCCTACTGGAGGTCACGACTCCAAGAAGGAGCATAACCGCGCTGTCCAACTCCGCATTATGCTCCGCGCCGGACTTATCTCCAATCTCCGTGAGCAAGTACCCTACAAACTTATCCCTGCCCAGTATGGCGAGTGCGGCACCGACCTAAAGGGTAAACCGGTCCGTGTATGCTTGGAAAAGTCCTGCAAGTATATTGCCGACTTTGTCTATACCGACAATAAGACTGGGCAGACAGTTGTGGAGGACACCAAAGGAGTATTGACAGATGTGTATAAAATCAAGCGTAAACTTATGCTCTATGTGCATGGCATACGCATAAAGGAAGTATGATTGTATGGAACGCGAGAGTTTTATTTTCTACCGCTCATTCTATGACGCTATCAAGTGTATGCCTTCCGAGGTGCAGGCAGAAATATATCCTGCCATCTGCGAGTATGCGCTTTTCGGTAAGCTGCCAAAGAATCTCTCTGACGTGGCTAAAGGTATGTTCACGCTCATAAAGCCGAACATTGACACCAATACCGCACGATATGTAAACGGCACTAAGGGCGGTCGCAGGAAGAAGAAGGCGGCTCCGGCTGATCCCGATTATTCCATGACCTATGAGCAGGAGGTTGACGCTATGCGCTCTGATGAGGGTTGGAGGCAGATTGTCTGCAATGACTTCAACATTACGGCTGACGAATACGACTCTCGCCTTTCTCGTTTTCTTGCACGATGCCAAGAGGACTCAAAGAAAAAAGGCAAAGCCGGACACGACTCTGCCGAGGATGCAAAGAGCCATTTGCGCTACTGGATGAGTAAAGCCTTTCCTCAGCAGACGCAACCATACTCCGTTCCTCCCATTCAATCCGATGATGAACTGCCTCCACCGCCTGACTACTCTTACAATGGTGGATTCGGGGGCGTAGATATTGACTGATATGGCAACCTCTAATTATCCCCCCTGCCTCGCTGAGGCTCTTAGGCAGTATAATTATAAACCGACATACAACCTTGAATGGGACCGTGCGATGCTCGCCACGTTGAAAAGCAAAGCCTCCGACAAGGCTATCTATGCCGCTATGGAAATATCAAACGTGATTGCCAAAGCGGATGAGGATATACAAAAGGCGCAGGAGGCATACGCTGATCTATCCGATGAGGGTGTGTATGAAATGCATGCACGTCTTTTCCTCTACATTGCTAACTCGATTGTCCTTGCACCTCAGCATAGGAAGTTTGTGACTGATGATGATAACAGGTTGGTGATACGTTTCCTGCTGTACTATTTCAACAACTGCAAACTTGCTGAAGAGGTGTTCCCGGATAGGAAGTATAAGCTGCACAAGAACATTATGCTGATGGGCGGCCCCGGCGTTGGCAAGACTCTGCTGATGCAGTGTTTCTCCGAGTATCTTAGGCGCATTAAGTCTCCGCGATTCTTTCATAACCTCTCGGTCACGCAGATGGTAAATTACTACACCATCCATAACAACCTTGACCGATACACATTCTACGAGGAGAAAAGCGTAGGTTTCATGCCTCAGCCGGAGAATGTATGCCTAAATGATGTAGGTCTCAACGATGATAAGGTTTTCTACGGCATGAACACCGCAGTCCTTACTGACGAGTTCCTCCTCGCTCGCAATGACATTTGGGCAGGTTGGGAAAAGTTCGCCCACATCACTACCAATCTTGACGAAGAGGCACTTAAAAAACGGTTCATGACTGGAGACAAGTATGGACGTATCGTTGACCGCTTCAAAACATATAACGTAATACCTCTCCTCGGCAAGAGCCGGAGATAACACCAATGAAAAAATTATGGATCGTCAAATCACGAAAGCCGATTTAACTGCTCTCGGTTGTGGAGAGTGTGATGGTTGTGCGATAATATGCAATAATGGAAAGACCGTCTTAGAAAACGCTGTTACCGCATGGAATATAGGAAAGCGCAATGATAAAGAAGGATGTTTCACATGCTTTAAAAAACTAAAGAATCTCAAATGAACAATAGTTTAGAAAACGTCAAGGTTGGAGACTACATCTATGTATCCAACGGCATGATAAGTGGTATTGAATGTGTCGAACGCATTACCGCAACACTCGTCATAACAAAGTGTCGTAGGTTCTCAAAAAAAGATGGTTTGTCTCGATGCAGTGATATGTGGAGTCGTTGGACTGCTCGTCCTGCTACGCAGGAAGATATTGCTGAACAACTCCATAAGAAATATGTGAGACAATGTGAAAACATTGATTTCAAAAAACTTTCCAACGAACAATTAGAACAAATTCTTTCAATAGCAAACAATGAAAACTAAATGTGAAATCTGCGGTGAGATGGTGCCTCAGCAGGATATGTCTAAATCATACAAGCACCGCTGTAAGAAATGTGTAGCGCAACTGGCTCGCATTGATCGCAAAGCTGCCAAACAACGTGCAGAGAATATCCGTCAGCAACTGGAGGGTAGCGGTTATACTCTGGTCTCTCCCGAAGATAGGCGCCGGGAGCGTATTCAGATTGCCACGGCCGTCATGCAGGGAATGATTATGGCTGATATGCATTACAACAGCCTCATGGACATGAAAGGCTTAGCCGTAACTTCATTGAAGTTCGCAGACGCTCTCCTTGCGGAGGTTGACAAAGAAGAGGAAGGAGGTAGCGATGAGTGAGTTTTTCTCAGATGTATTCGTCAGTATGCTCGGTGTCCTTTGGGCCTTGACTCTAATCTTTGTAGTGTCAAAGTTATTCCCTTCTGCCAAAAAGGAAGAGGAAATCACTTACGAGTACAAATTCTTCAAGTATAGTTATCAAGAAATAAGGAGAATGACCCAAGAGTTGAATGCGCTCGGAGAAGAAGGTTGGGATATAGCCTCCTTTGCTGGAGAAGATAATTACTACGCATACTTCATTCTAAAACGCGAAATCATCCACAACTCAAAAGAAGATTGATATGGATAACAATGAATTTATTTGTGACGCGGCTATAATGGTGAAGTTTATTCAGAGACTCACCGAGGCTACACAATGTCATAAGGTATTGTGGCATAGAAACGACTCCAACGCATACTATGTTACCAGTTCCAATGGATGGATTAGGGATACATCGGCACTGAATAAGTTATCAATCGTCTTTACTTTCGACAAGGAGACAGATGCAACCCGAATTTATATAGACGATCTATATAAGACCTACACCCCGGAGGACGAAGAGGTTTGGAAACATCTGAAAGCATTGGAATGGGAGGTGTCGGAATGTATACGTTCAATAGAGGCTACTCTTCAAAGCATGATGGATGCTCTTGACAACATGTAGACCTATGGAAAAGAGTATTACCGCTCCGATTCTTGATGCCTGTTGCGGTGGCAAGATGTTCTATTTCGATAAGAACGACCCTCGCGTATTGTTCCAAGACATACGCACTGAGGAAATAACCCTATGCGATGGCCGCTCTTTCAAGGTGGAGCCGGACATAATCGGGGACTTCACCAGTATGGATTTCCCTGACAACACTTTCAATATGGTGGTCTTTGACCCTCCGCATTTACGTTGGTGGGGCAAAGACCCCAACAAGAAGCCTACCGGGTATCAGCAGATAAAATACGGAGTCCTCCGCGATGATTGGCAGAACACCATGGCCAAGGGTTTTGCAGAATGCTTTCGGGTTCTGAAGCCGGGTGGCTTCCTTATCTTCAAATGGAGTGAGCATGATATAAAGGTTTCGACCATCTTAAAACTTACTGACCAAAAACCGATTTTCGGACACAAGTCCGGCAAACGTGCCAATACTCATTGGCTATGCTTCATGAAAGGAGATCAACCATGACAATAGTAAAACAACTCGCCCTCGTTCTCGTCAAGGAGATTATTGCAGAGAAACGAAACGGCAAAATCGCTCCCGACTATGCCATGCGCAGAGAGATAAATGACAAACTCGGCCTGGCACTCGATGAACTTGTCGCTGAAGGCTCTCTCGTGGAGCGGAAAGCATCCGTTAATTACTTCCCTGCCTATGAGATACCCCAAACGCCGGGCAAACCTGCTCTACAAGCTGCGCCGGAAAGGGATTGAAGCCAACACTAAGCAACGTGTTATCTTCATCCCCTACGGCCAACAGCCTCAGAAATATATTCAAGCACTCCGGCTATGCCGTGAGTTTCATTTCAATATCCAGTATATAATTACATGACCCTAAGAGTCTTTGAAGCCTTTGCAGGCTACGGTTCACAATCTATCGCACTTCGGTTGCTTACCGAGGCGTTCCCCGGCTTTCAGTTTCAGACGGTCGGAATATCGGAGATAGACAAGTATGCCATAAAGGCATACAAGACTTTGCACGGTGACGCTATCCCCAATCATGGAGACATAACCAAGATTGATTGGACGCAGACCGCTGATTTCGATTTACTGACATATTCCTTTCCCTGCCAAGACATATCTTCGGCAGGGAAACAGCGCGGTTTCTCAAAAGGCAGTGGCACTCGTTCCTCCTGCCTTTGGGCCTGCGCTGATGCCATTGAGGTTAAGCGTCCTCAGTTTCTCCTCATGGAAAACGTGAAGGCACTAACACAAAATAAATTTGCAGATGATTTCACAAAGTGGCGAGAGTGGCTGATCGCTCGTGGCTACACCAATTATTACGCTATCCTCAACTCAAAGGACTATGGCGTTCCTCAGAATCGTGAGCGCGTCTTTATGGTGTCTTTCCGTGGTGAGCATGAACGATACTTTTTCCCTGCTCCGTTTGAACTTACACGCCGTCTGAAACACGTCCTTGAAGATGTGGTCGATGAGAAATACTGGCTCACCCCCTCCAACATCAAGAGCATTATCAACCATAATGAGCGTAAGCAGAATGAGGGTTGCGGATTCAAGACCAACTTTCAGACTGGCGATGGCATAAGCGGTTCAATCAAGACTAAGGAGGGGAGCCGCGAATACGATACCTACGTTAAAGTTCCTACTTACGGCAACAGCCGTCTCAACGAAATGATTGCCGAAGGTAAGATTGACCCGGAGGAGACTATGTGGATTGACTGCTACAACCGCAGGGTAGATAAGGATGTGGCAGGGACCGTACTTGCTCGTATCAACGCCACTGGTCATTATCTCATTTCTGATCCTCGCGGTTGCGCTATGCGTGGCCGTCCAAATGCTGATGGAAAACATTCTCAGCAGTTAGAGTTAGGCTCTGACATTGCTAACGCACTTACAACCGTTGACAAAGACAGCATGGTTGCAGAGCCTCGTGTCATTCAAGTTGGCAATCTTATTGAGGAGTCTAACTTTAATAATCCTCATCGGGGTCGTTTATATTCTTCTGAGGGTATTGCGCCATGTCTGAATTGTTGCGGTGGTGGAAACTTAGAACCGAAGATTGTGATACACTCCGATGACTCATTCCCTAAGCGCGGTCGGGTCTATTGCGTGGAGGAAATAAGCAATGACGTTAAGATACTTCAGCGCGGTCATGGCTACGCGAAGGGAGGAATCTTTGATGTTGCTCCGGCTCTGACCTCATCCAAGTGGCAGGACAATAACTTTGCCGTTATCGAATACTGGATACGCAAACTCACTCCCTGCGAGTGTTTCCGTCTCATGGACGTTCCCGACAAATATATCTCATTGCTCCTAAAAGCAGGTATCTCAAACTCCCAACTCTATAAACTGGCAGGCAACTCTATTGTGGTCGCTGTCCTTTTCCATATCTTCCGCAAGATGTTCTGCGAGAAAGGACGTGAGCAGGGTTCACCTCAATGCCACAGCATGGAGGCACCCAAAATGCTCTCTCTTTTCTAAAGTTAAAACGCGCATACAAACCGTAATACATATTTTTGTTTCATGTTTAATCTGCTGGTAAATACTCGCCGCCCGGACGTGTCTTTCAACCGCAATGGGAAAATCCGCTTGACCGCAAGGGTCGTGCGGATGCTTTCCATGTCTCCGGGCGATTCCATCAATATAGCCGTCAATGATGGTGAGTATCTCCTGCACTCAACACCCCATGACGCGGACGAGACACTAAGACGCTTTGAGGCTAAATGCTATCCGTCAAAGCGTGGGGGAGGCAAGCATTATTGCGCCAACTCCGTCCGTCTATGCCGGTCCCTGCTGTCCTCAATCGGTTGCACTGCCGATAAGGTGTCTTTCATTGTCGGAGACGCTATTGAAATGAATGGGAAAATCTATCTTCCAATAATAACCCAGTATCAACTATGAACAAAGAAGTAAAGTACAATGGATATTCAGCCGTGCCTTCCGACTATGAATGTCAGGACGGAGACCTTGCTGTGTCCATCAACCTTATTCCCGAAGATGGAGCGTTGAAACCTATACTCCCTGCCAAATTGGAAAAGGCAATGGGCAGTTATGGAAAGGTCTCGTTTGTGCATAAGACCTCCACATTTACCCACTATATCCTATACGGCTCGGACTCTCGCATATCTTATCAGAAAAAGGAGAGTACGGCAGAACCTCAGTTGATAGACTCCAACTACAACACTATTCATGGTGTGTCTCATTTCAACTCCGTAGGCAATACTCTTCTTGCTTTTACCTCCACTGGTAT